AATGTAGATTTGATAAGTAATATTACTCCTGCATTATCAAACTTGCCAAACGATGCACAATTAAATACCGAAGGAATAGTTCGAGTGAGAGCATCAAACAAAGAATTTTGGTGCAAAGTTGATAATTTAGGCGCAAGACTATATCACTTTGTATGCGTACCAATCTTAAATGTATCTGAAATCACATTCTACATGAAGACTGGAACTTCTGTATTTGAGAAATCTACGGTTAGTTTGCATTCTTCCGAAACTACAGCATTTTCTTTTTACGTAGCAGGAGAAGGAAAGGAAAACGTACCGCAATTTGCTTTGCCATGGGAGAAATCATCAGAAGAGGAATGGAATAATATTGTCAGCAAATACGAAAACTATAAAACAAATACAAATGCACTTCCATATTCTTCTGTTGTAAAAGTAAGCGAAGCTGAGAATCCTCTAATCTTCCCTGCAAAGAATAGCGTTCAGGTTGGTTCTTCTATCATAAATGCACTTGCAGCTAACACTAGACCAATAAGCGAAGGTCAGTTTGGTGATGCACCTCTATACGCTTTTACCGATGAAGGTGTATGGGTATTGATGCTTGGAGAAGAAGGAACCTATATTGCCCGACAGCCAGCCAATAGAGATATTTGCTCCAACCCGAAGGGCATATTGCAGATTGATGATGCCGTTCTGTTCCCTACAGAACGAGGAATCATGATGCAGCGAGGGCGAGAATCTGAGAGCATTACCGATGTACTGGATGATTATCCTTTCGATTTTCTATCCATTTATTCACATTCAACAAAGGATAAGACCTATCCGAATAAACTCCTTGCACTAGGTAATATCCCTGAGTCAGACGTGAAGTATGTCCGTTTCCGTAAGTATCTCGAAGAAGCTGGCATGATTTACGACTATTACGACAGCCGCATCATCGTCTTCAATCCAAACTACACTTATGCTTACGTTTATTCGTTGAAGAGTAATATGTGGGGAACCATGCACAATGTATTCAATAAGCGAGTAAACATATATCCTGATTCATACGCTACAGACAAAGCAGGAAACATACTTGATGTGTACGTGAAGGAACCAACAGAAAATGTTCCTTTCTTCCTTTGCAGCCGTCCTTTAACGCTTGGTCAGGATGCCTATAAGACTATGTTTGATTGCATCACAAGAGGATATTTCAGTAGCATTCAGGCAGGAAAGTGTGGAATGGTTCTATTCGGAAGTAATGATTTGGTTAATTGGTATTACGTTGGTTCTTCTGTAAATATGTATCTTAGAAACATTGTTGGTTCTCCATACAAATATTTCAGGCTTGCGCTTATGGGCAACCTTGCCCCAAAAGAATCTATCAGCGCACTATCTACAGAGTTCCAATCAAGATTACAAAATAAACTCAGATAATTATGGCAGAATATACATTATTAGCTTTCGATTCACAGCGTGCACGAAATGGAGCATCCGTAGGCTATATGGATGCTAACAACAAAGTGCATATAGCTACAGAAATAACGTTCTATGAAAGAAGAATGTCAGACTACTTCGGCTACATCATGTTAGACGGAAAGCAATATGAGTTTTTAGTAAATGGCAATTTTTATGTAAATGGAAATAAGCAGTTGCTAAAGATAATAGAATCCTCTATCACAAAGACAACTGGAACGAAACTCGTCAGAGAGACTTCTTCCGATGGAACATCAAATGCTCGCCCATTCCCTAGAAACGGAATAGCAACCGCATCAGAGACAGGTGGAACAGAGGAAAGCGGCAAAGAAGAGGAAATCTTCTCCATCGCTACCCTACAGCCTAGAGAAGAAGTAGCCGCAAGTTGCTTGCAGGCTATGCTTCAAAAGTATACGAATCCGCTCAATATAGACAACACAAAGATAAAGCAACTTGTAAGCAAGTCATTCTTGTTTGCTCAGGAGTTCATCAATCAGGCTGTTCTGTATCGTGAGAAGGAGACAACATCGGCAACCGTTGAGAACAACAAGTACGCATCTGTTGATTCTGATTCTCTCAGCAGCGACACCGATAAACTGCTCTACAACATAGCTACAGCTATCAACAACTTTATCGCTCAGGATAAGAACCAGTATGCCGACCAGCAGAAAAACGGATTGAAGCTGGCTGCTACAGATGTTAATGTCAAGACTTTACCTGAGTCTATCAAGACGGTTGTTAGTGGTTCTGTTAGCGCATCAGTAAGCGGAAATATTGATGCTGCTGTTACTGGTTCTGTAACTACCAAGCAAGAGTCCACGTCTAGTGGAGCATAAACTTAGATAAATATTAAGTTTGTCATTTAATACAATAAAGGGTAGCAGTCCGTGATGGATAGCTACCCTTGCTTTATCTTAGTCTAAAACGACTAACCACTTAAAATGGATGCAACCTGATTCTCGCTCTACCAGCCGAGCGGTTACTCGCATCCTTAATCTTCTTTTTCTTATCCTCAGCCAGTGCCCAGAATCTATCAGCACCATCAGGATAAACAATCATCAACCATTCATAAAGGCATTGGTTCACAATATAATCGTGAATATATACCGTCATGGTATGCACACTTGTCTTAGAGAATCCACTTGGCATTCTCATGGCTAGATAATAGGCATCCTCATCATTTGTCGGGGAACCTATACACTCTTCCCACTCATTGGAATCAAAGCCGCCACTAAGCATTTCCATCTTGGTATATCGGAAAAGCATTTCCTTGCAGTCTTCTACCGCAGAGTCAAGAATCCTTGCCAGTTTATCCCGATTGCCATCCTCACCCACATCATAGACGTTATGAATCAGGTGTGAATCCTCTACAGAACTGGAGATTGAATCAGCATAGGCAGCAGCCGTATTCCTGATGTCAAACACCAGTTCTTTCTTCTGAAGCTCTATCATTACCTTGTAACCAAGATTACATGTTCTGCATTCTTTCATACTCACCTCCTTCCTTATTCGTTAGGAGCCGTTCTGCTTGGTCTCTCACGTCTGTTGAAGGTCTCATGCAGATTCTTGATGGCAACAACAGACAATTCTGAATAAATCTTCGACTCGTTAGGATTTGTAATGATGAACCAATCCATCAAAGCCTTATTGATGATGTAGTCATGGATAGAACTGGTAAGCGCATCCTTCAATGCAAGCGGATAATTAGAAGGAAGAGATAGGTTGATGATGATATTGGTATCATCACTTATCAACTCGTTAGACGCAGTAGTACCATTGCCAGTTTTAACAGACTCACTCAACTCAACAAGTAGTTGACTATACGCATTCTGAATGCTACGTAATGCCTGATTCTTGTCTTCATCATCATCACTTGCCTGAATGTTACTTGCAGCCTCAGCATCCATATCAGCAGCCCTTCTGCTACGTCCTGTCAGGAATGCCTTATTCTGAAAGTCATATATAAGTTCACTCATATATAACGTTATCGTTAAATCTTTTCTTGCCATACTATGATATTTTTGTTCGTATTGGTTTCTTTTTATAAAACGCTTTATTCTTGATGTCAAGCAATAATGCAGCAGCATTATCTGCATACTCCTTCACCTTATCAGGCGCAGTAATCTCGCACCATTTACCGATGATGCTGTTCACTAAGAAAGATGTAGCGGAACGGATAATGGAAGGCTCCATCTTTGTATCAAATCTACTTGATAAGGTCAGCTTCCAGTTGATGTTTCCATCCTCATCATTAATCTCTTCAACAAATTGTTTCAGGAGATTCATCAATGTATCAACCGACTCATTATAGAATCGCTCAATCATCGCCAAGTCTGCATCCGTCACAAACACTTGGTCAAATGCCGACTTTCCATCCTCCAGTTTATTCTTGGCTCCGATGTATGCAGTAGTCTTCGCTACTTCTTCATACACGTCACTTCTCTTGATTGTAATTATTAAGTCTGCCATTCTTTATCTTTTTATATAGTTTATAACCTAAAACGACTAGCAAGACACAGAGTGCTCCAAATGACCAGATTGCGTATTTCAACTGAAACTGCTCCCACTTGGATAACTCCTTCTCTACTGGATAGGGCACTGGGATGGAATCTCTTTTCAGGAAGGAATCCACCTTCACCTTATACACATTCTTATAGATGGTCTTCTCATGCCATCGGTCAAGAAAACAAGTGTCTCCCTTCTGTCTGAGGAAGATTGAATCACGCACGAAAACGCTGTCAGAAGTATGCAGCGTATCGTGTTTTACTACGTCCCGACATATAACTTTTTCCATCGGGACGTATTTTGTCTTGCATCCCGACAGAAGAAAAGCTATCAGCAACATACCCAAAACATATATCAGGAGTTGCCAGAAATCAGTATCGTACCACTTCTTCATAAGCCTACACTTTGAGTGCTACCAATGCTCTTTTCAAATACTTACGTCTATGCTCTAAACCGTAAGTACCACCATTGATGGTCTTTGTTATAGCAAGAAAGCTATCACTATCAGCCAGTTTATTCAAGCCGTGTTTCCACCACCACCACATGGCACTCTTAGTAGCATATCGTGGCTGCTCCAATATTTCAGGATGCTCCATTATATCATCAGTCACTTGCTTGCTATTTTGAAAAGCCTGATAGTTGGCTCTGCCAGTAATCTGAATCAAGCCCCTGCCACGATACTTGTAGCCATCACCATCCTTCAAGTTGCCGAGCATATTCTTCAACTTGCCAACATCGTACTTACGGAAGTAGTTTCTGTTGCCGAGTTCCTTGGTATATCTCAGCTCACCACTTTCATGTGCAATCTGAGCCAAGAAATGAGCCATACGCTTAGGTGTATCAATGTTGAAAGCCTCAGCATAACCATTGATATAAGGCAGAAAAGCATCCACCTTAGCCTTCGCATTCGGCATAATCTCCAAAATCTGTTCTCTTGTTACCTTCATATTATTTACTCTCCTTTACTTGTTTCAACATACTTGCGAGTTCGTCCTTCACCTTACTCTCAAAATTACCCAACTTGGTCTTAAAATAAACGTTTACTCCGAATATTGCTCCAGAGTAAACCAATGCTTGGCTGATGTACCAGAGTACACCATCCGAAATCACATAGTTGTTCAAGAAGAATGATAGGAAGGCAAGGACGATGCCGCTCACTACCATTCCAATAGCTGTGCCATATTGCAATCCTTCACGTACGTTTGGAGTCATATCTTATCTTTTTATACTATTAACATTAATAATATGCAAAGATAAGAAATGATTCCCAAATAGTCACTTTATCCGTTAATAGTATGCCATATTTTGCTTGTCTGATGCAAGCAATCAGGGTCTTGCAGATACTCTATAGCCATCAGAACCACCATTTCCTTCAATTCGTCTGCATCCTTACTGAATCTCTCCAGCAATAGATGATGGTCACTCCTCAACAGATTCATAGTTACCGCCAAGTCATAGATGGTATAGTCAGAAATATCATCCTGATGCTTGTCAAAGGCTTCTCTTATCTCATCATCCGAGAAGAAGGGAGCCATGTGCTTAGTTCCGTCAGCATCCTCATACCACATCTTGCTGATAGCATCATCGGCAAAGTGCTTATCAAAATGCTCTTCGCTCAACACACCGTACACCATCGCACAAAGATGATGCTCCTCTACATCGCTCAACTTGCATGAGAGATACTTGCCCACTGCCTTAGCTACTGCCAACATCTGTTCAGGAGTCAACTCCTGCTGATACTTTTCTACGAAATCTACAAAATCCATAATATAAAAATTAAAAGTTTATGATGCTGCAAAGATACCAATATCTTAAACGCAGCACCATAAACTCGTAGATATTTCTGTAGTTATCTGAATATCAGACAAATACAGTTACGACAAAAACACCTCCTTTCTTTATTCGTCCTTAAATCTGGTTCTCTTCTCTCCACCCCTCGTCCAGATGTCGTTTTTCTTCCGTTTCGCCACCTTTCCGATAACGTCATTTTCGTAAAGTTCGGGTTTGTCTTCCCTCCCTTGGGTTTCCGTAGCGATACCCTTGCTGGCATTGCCACCTTGGCTGGCATCAGGTTTTCCATTGCCATACCATTTCTCACTATTCGCCTTGTCTGCTATCATAACTATAAATTAATCAATAATCACTAAACATTAATCACTAAACATTATGCAGCGAGTGGTGGAGTCTGTCCATCAGGACTCACCCCCTGACCGCTCATCATCTGCTGCAACATCGCCTGAGCCTTCGGATTGCTCTGTGATGCCTGAGCCACTTGTGCTTGTAGCTGAGGAGAGAATCCTTGTGGAGTCTCGCCATTCTTGATAGCTTCCTGATTAGATGCCACCGATTGCAGCAACTCCTCTCCAAATGGGAAATCTCCTACTTGCAGCAACTGCTCCAGCGTGATAGCCTGATTCTGCCACAAGGTCATAAGGAACTCATTCGCCATCTGTCTGTATACAGGAGTAGCCGTACTTTCCGTGATGTTGATGTCAAACTCCACGTCTCGTATTTTCTTAGGGTCGTAGTGTACAATCTGTCCTGCCCTACCAACGATATTGAAGTTACGAGCCACGTCATAGTACTGCTGCATATTCTTCACGGTCTTGTAAGCACCATCAATGATAAACTGGCTGAAACTCTCCAAAATATCAAGCAGCGACATGGTTGCATTCTGTGTCTGCTGGGCATAGAGCGAACCGCTCGTACCTGATACTCCTGGTTTACCTTGCAGCGCACCATTCACTCCCGATATATCCTCGAAGAACTTCAACTGATAGCTGAGCAAATCACCGATACCGATATTCGTAGAGTTGTTCGCTACTTGCTGAGGAACCTGACCGCTCATGTTTGGCTTGTATCTCACCACACCATTGAACCTACTCCACTCGTCGCAGAAATCATCCCAACTCATATCGTCAGGCAGGCAATCATCAGGACAGAGCAGCACACCCTTGGCACTCGCACGCATGATGAAGTCGTACATCGTAATAAGTCGGTTCACGTATCTCTGCTGGTCAATCACATCTTCCGCGAAGCTGTGAATCTCGCCATCAATAAACGGATAGAACTTAAAGCAGTACGGATGTTCACCATGAGCATAAGGGGTCTCTCCTTCTCTCAGAATATCACCGAAAGGAGAAAGGTAATAGAAATGCCAGTAATCATCCATAAACCACTCGGCATCAATCAGAGGAATATCCTCTTCCGTCATGCCAGCAGCCAGACCTCGCCTGATTCTGTCTCTGTTCTCAGCATCTACAATATCAGCCTTATCCTCAATATCAATCTTGAAATCATCGCCATTGTTATAGTCATGGCATCGGTATCTCGGTTTACTCTCCTTGCGCCAAACCTCAATCACTCGACAGAGCGAAGGGTTGGCAGGATTCATAAAGTCGATGGTCTTAGGGTCGAACTCACCGAATCGCTGGGTGCAGTCTGCAATCACGAAATCACGGTTAGCTGCCAGTCTGTAAATCTCCTTCAACTTTCGAGCTTCGGAAGGAGACTTGGCAAACTCTCGCAGCACGTTGCCGATGGTGATGTCATGCACCTCACCCAAGCAACTCACGTCCCAACCACGGAAATCCCTCATATTGTTGTCTATGAAGAAATTGTTCGGGTTCACGTAGTCCGTCCAGCAATCCAACCTACCTCTTCGCCATCCATACTTTTTCTTATAGATGGCAGCACCGCTTATCAGGAACTCTTCCATGGTTCGGGCATCAAGTTCCGTCTCTCGGTTCAGTTGTCGGTTACATTGCAGTACCACGCTCATGGTCTCACCATATCGTTTCTCATCCTTATCTCTAGCATTGCACGTAGGTTCTTTGCTCTGAGAGCGATACACTCCCAGCACATTCTTCACCAGTCTACGGATAAGGTTATTCTTCAATGGTTCGCTACCCTGCTCACGGATATAGTCTTCCTCCCTGATACGCTTTTTAAAACCACACTTGCTTTTGAACTCAATGGTATCGCCCCACTGGTCTCCATAGCAGTATCGCTTGTTTCTCAGTCTTCGCTTTCGGAAGTTATCCATGTTATTGTAATATCGTTGAGCCTCCAGCAAGATAGAGAAGGCACGCTCGTAAGGCTTGTCAAATCGGTTCTTGGATGCCTTCACGCTATCCAGTTCTTCCTTGTCAAGTACCCTACTCAACGATAGCAGTTTGGTTTCTTCTTTCTTCTTTGCCATAATTTATGATGTTCTAGGTTCAACAATATTTGCCAGCTTCCGAGCCACACCAAGGAATCCGCTTGCGGTATCGGTATCTCCAAGACTGACACACGTCAGGTAGCCAGCCATATACACGATAGAATCCTTCAAGGTTTCAGGCAAGTCAATATTACCGCTACTGATAGAAGGCATACCCACATAGGTAAGCGACACAGTAGCCGTATTACTCTTGCTTGTGAAAAGTTCCAAGAAACGCTCACCACTTTTATGGACTAGTGCAGCGATAGGTCGCTCAGGATTTCCCCTTACTCCAAATCGGTTACATTGAACCTTGTAGGCATCATCCTCTTCTGTGATAATCTCAGCAGAGCGGTTCCAGTCACTAGCCTTCACGTTAAGGAGTCTAATCATGTCGGAAGGCAGATAGACGGTTCCAACATAAGCACCGTTTGATTCTGCCCAAGCAGTCTTCAAACCCTCGAATTTCTTACCATCCAGCATACTGGCAGGAGCATCCGTCAAAATGATTCTTGCTGCATCTACTATCTTACTCTGAATCAACTCGCTCTGTGACAAGGTATCAGTATCGGTAGGAGTCAGCAAGCCAGCAGACTCTTGGTTTCTATCCAAGAGCACCTTCACTTCTTTCACCAGTTCAGATACAGCATACGTACTCATTACTCCAGTCCTTCTAGTTCAACACCCTTTTCCTTAGCAATACACAAGATGTCTTCCTTGGTCTTCATCTTGGAACGACTCACACCAAAAGTCTCAGCCAGATAATCCTTGGCATCCTCAACGTCTGTTACTACGTGGGTCTTCTTCTCGTCAGCCACCTTCTTCTTGTTCTTGGCAGCAGCCTTCTTCTTTGCCTCAGCAGCTTCCTTCTTCTCGTCAATACTCTCAACCAAGAAGAACTTATCCTTGAACCAATAATGTGACTCGATAGCCTTCTGTGCCTTTGGGTCTCTTGTCATATAGATACTACAGCCCATAGTCTTACCCTCAAAGTTAATGCGCATCCGCTCGTTACCTACCATAACACTGAATGCCAAATCAGTACCAGCTTGATATTTCTTAAACATGATTATACCTTATTATATATGTGTTACTAAAAAAGGGATGGGGCTAGTGCCCACACCCCTCACTATTTGATGAATAAATTTGCAATTCTACTTGCTTTTAGACAGTACCATCCTTGGTATCGCCAGTATCAGATGTGTCCTTTGTCTCAGAAGTACCTTCTGATGCAGGAACAGCAGCAAGACGCATACGAGCATGTGCCTTAGGGTACTTCAAGTACAGACAAGCTACCTCCTGAATAACTACTGCATCGGTGTTACGGATGCCAGCCTTCTTCAAGTCGAGAACGTTTCGAGTCCAAGACAAGTGTACTCGCTTAACCAAGAACTCAGGGTCAAGGGCAAAGCCGCAGTCACTCATATCAAAGAGGTCAAACAACTCAGAGTGAATCATCAGCACCTCACCAAAGTCAGTCTCCCAACTCTTGAACTTCAAGTTCCAAATCTCAACGGTGTCCTTCAAGCGGAACTTATCAGACTTAATCTTACTGAACGCACTCACGAAGGCTGAACCAGCAATAATTACCTTGCGCTTGTTTCCGATACCAGTACCCACAAACAAGTCCTTGGAAATATCAACCAACTCCAAGTCGGTAATCACTCGCTCATTCTTGTTGTAACCCTTCGTAATCTCGTCAGCAGTAGCAATATGACCTACCTCAATGTCCTTACCAGCCATCCACCAGATACCCTTGGTAAACCACTGAGTAGAGTTGTTCTTGGTTGTATGCTTGATGCAAGCCATATCGCCGAAGAGATAAGTACCCTCCATAGCAAGACGCATATCATAGATGCTATCCTCCTCAATGTCAGAGAAGTCCCAATCTACTCGCTTAGCAGCAATCTTATTGAAGGTACTCTCCTCAACCTGAATCATGAAGTTCTGGCAGTACTGAATATCAGAATCTGGAAGGTTGTTGAAACGACCAGTCTGTACGTCCAACTCACCGCAACTCTTAGCCATACGGATAAGTTTCTGACCCTTCTTCAAGGCAGGAATACCGATAGCCTGTTTCTTTACCAAATTACCATTTACGGCAAACACGATTGGGAAACCCTCTGTGTCCTTACCGCAAACGCAAAGTTCCAAGTCAGGAGTAGGCTCATCGGTAAGGTCTGCATAAGCCTTACCTTCATAATTGGTAATCGCCTTAACACCAACCACTCGGATGGTATCATCCAGCGTAAACATTTCAGGGTCTTCAACCTTCAATACCATAGATGTACCAGTACTCTCCACGGTTGTTTCCTTAACGGTAGTCTTGATAGGACGTGTACCGATACTCCAATACTCAACTACAAAAGAGTTGGCAGACTTGGTTGTCGCATAGCGTGAAATCTGGTCAACTGGAGTAGCTGTCGGGCGAATCTTTGTAATCTTGTCGTTGATATCGTTCTCATAGAACTCCGTACCGTTCTCGTTATAATGCTCACGACCCTTGGTTTCTGTAGCGATACCATCATTCTGACGAGCAGCACCACCATTGCCAGCATCATCGGCAGCAGTAGCACCACCAGCCTCAGCAGCATGACCACTCTCGGTAGTACCACCATCAGGCAAAGCCGCCTCAGCCATGATAACATTACCATTCACTCCAAAAATAACTGCCATAACCATCAGGAAGACGGAAAGCAGCCGATTAAATGTACTTTTCTTCATTGTTATCCTAAATTAATTAAACATTATATATTATCTTTTCACTTTGTCGAATTATCTAATGCGTGTTCTCTTCTCATTGCCACGCTCCCAGATATTTCCCCTACGTGATGCCCTGCCAAGTGCACCAAGGTTTGGCTGGTCATCTGTCTGTTTTGTCTCTGCATTGGCAGAATCAAGGTCGGCAGTACCATCGCCCTTCTTTCTCAGTTCAAGGTTCTTGACGTGCTTGCTGTTCTTGCCACGAACCTCACCTTCATGGGCTGCATCAGCCACATCGGTGTCATGGTTCTTAGCCTTGATGAAAGCAGTAATCATTTCTTCTGTAAACTTGCCAGTCACCACATTGCGCATTGTCTGAAAGCACTGGTCGATGGCATCATTCACGGCTTCCTCGCCATACTTCTCTTCCAACTTGTCGAACACCTCATAGCTGGAAGGCATATTCTTGTCATACTCCTCCTGCAATTTCTTGCCGTTGGCAGCATTCTGCAAGAACTCCGACTGAGCCGATGCAATCTCATCCGCATTGTCAGGGTCTGAATAGTAATCAATGGCATCCTCACCATGTGTACGAATCAACTCAGCGTAAGGACTCTTGCCAGCCTTCATCGCTTGAAGGAAGGTAGCCGCCTCAGGGTCACTACCCAGCCAATCGCCCATCGCCCTTTCGTTATCCTTGTACCCCTGCAAAGCCTTCTGGTCGGCATCATAATCATCATTGATTGCGCCATACATAGCTTCATCATCCGCATACTCAGTATCAGGATGGCGGGTCTTCAAACGCTCCAAAGCCAAGTCTCTCTTGGTCTTGGTGTCTTGCTGTTTTGCAGCACCAGCATTCTGCTCAATATTTGTATTTTCGTCCATATATATTATAAATTAATGCCCAAAATTAATGCTTTTTTCCGATTTTCATCTTTTATCCGTTAATTTAATCTAATCGGATGCGACTAATTCAATACTTTTTTGTATATTTGCAGTGTCAGATATGAAATATAAGGATTCACGATGCTATTTTATAGAGGAACGTGATGCTGATTTATTGAGGGCTTACAAAGAAATTATTAATGTAAGAGACAATATCAGACTCTCAGAGATTGAGGAAAAGCTAGCCCAATCTCCGAGCAGAAGATTTTGGGTTTCAGAAGACCGTGCTTATATAGTCATATTAGACTTACTGAAAGGAAAACCTCTTGATAACATGATACCAACCCGAAAGGCTATGTATCAGGAGATTTTCAGACGATTCCAGATTCATAAGAGTAATGAGCCATATCTGAGTAACATGGATATTATCAAACGTGTATGTGCTGAAAAAGCACCCAGTTTCTACTTGACTCCTCAAAGCATACACGTAATACTTAGCAGGGTGAGAAAGGAGGAGAAGCAAAGATGCTACGAGAGACGAAAGAGAAGATTGCGCTTTATGCTGGGTACATTATAATAATGTGTATCACTTTTCTTGGATATGATGGCATGGGTCTCTTTGACGATTGTTCTATTCAGAACCGACTAAGCTACCCTTTCTTTCATCAGAATATCTTTCATGCTGCCATCAACCTTTATGTCTTCCATCAATGCTACCGAGCCATCCCTTGCGGCATCGGTCACTTGGTGGCATTCTATCTCATAGCCATCAGCTATCCCTTCACCTCATCCGTGCCAATCATCGGTCTTAGCGGATTTATCTATGCTTACATAGGCTTTATTGCCCCCTACGTGGAGAATAAGATAAGATACAATCTCACCATTCTCCTATATATCTGTGTTGGAATCTTCTTCCCTTGCATGGCAGTTGGAGTCCACATCTATTGCTATGTACTTGGTCTGTTGTGGGGTTATCTAAATGCACCGCTATGCCAAGACAAGTAACCGCCAAACTGACTGATGCTGTAGACAAACATGTGCTTGGCATCCTGAAAGAGAACGAGAAACGAATCAAGGAAATCAACACACCATTCAATCCCATCAAGGGTGAAGGTTGTGGAGATAAGCGATTCCTGCTCTTCCTTCCTGATTTCCCGATTCAGAGACAGCAGCTTCCAATTTCCATGAAGAAGATTCCGCTCGTCAAGATGCTCATCGAGTTGGGTAGCTGCAAGGCGGTAATCGAGGAACTGCACAAGGATATAGACGAGCCGTACAACCTAGAAGAGGAAATTGAACAACTGGTAGAGCAGTTCACTCGCATCAGAATGAAACACGACCCATTCTTCTTCTTTGCCACATTCATCTATATCAAACCGAAAGGTGGAGGTCTCCCCTTCCGCTTTGTGCTCAGAAGACCTCAACGAAGATTGCTCAGGTGGCTGGAGGAGCGAAGAAAGAAGAATCGCCCTATCCGTCTCATTCTGCTGAAAGCCCGACAATGGGGAGGTTCTACGGTTATTCAGATGTACTTCCTCTGGCTGCAACTCATGTGGCAGAAGGGGCTCAACTCGCTCATCGTGGCTCAGGTTAAGGACACAGCAGAGACCATTCGAGGTATGTTCGAGGAAGCTCTGAAAAACTTCCCTACCAAGTTCCTCTACGAAATGGGCGAAGCATTCTCAGAGAACGAGCCGAAGTTTGTTGGAGTAGGAACATCAGGTAATGTAAAGAAGGTTCCTCAGCGATTCTGCAAGATTAAGGTGGGTTCCATGGAACGACCTCTATCAGCCAATGGTGAAGACTACAACTTGGTTCACCTTTCCGAGGTGGGTTTGTGGAAAAAGACGGATGGTAAATCTCCTGAGGAGGTAGTACAGAATGCTACCAATGGTATCTTGTACCGACCATACACAATGATTGCCTATGAATCCACCGCCAATGGTACTGGCAACTTCTTCCACAAGGAGTGGCTTGCAGCAGTCAAGGGAGACTCTCAGTTTGAGCCATTCTTTGTTCCTTGGTACGAGATATACGATATGTATCATCTTGAATTTGAAAGCAAGAAACAGAAGGTAGAGTTTGCCAAATGGCTATACGAGAACCGCAATAATACCAACACGATGTCCGACCGAGAGGAGCCATGTACCTATCTTTGGAAGTTATGGACACTGGGTGCTCCACTCGAAGCCATCAACTGGTATATTGCCGAGCGCAAAAAGTTCACCGACCATGCCGATATGGCTGCTGGCTACCCTACCGATGATATTGAAGCATTCAAGCATTCAGGAGCCAAGGTGTTTGCCGAAGACAAGGTAGACAAGTTCCGCAAGGGATGCCGAGCACCTAAGTTCGTCGGTGATGTTTATGGTGATGGATACAAGGGCAAGAAGTGTATGCAGAATGTCCGATTCTGTGAAGACAAGCAGGGGCAGTTGTGGATATGGAGCAAACCTGAGACTTTTGACGATTGCAAAGTGATAAACCGCTATCTGGTCGTAGTGGATATTGGTGGACGTAGCAAGAATGCCGACTGGTCTGTTATCTGTGTCTTTGACCGCTATTGGATGATGGAAGGTGGCAAGCCGTATGTGGTAGCCCAATGGTATGGGCACATTGATATGGACTTGCTGGCATGGAAGGCGGCTCAGATAGCCAAATACTACAACGATGCTCTGTTGGTCATAGAATCCAATACCTTGGAGACGAAAGACAAGGAGCATATCTTGGAAGGTGGTGACCAGTCTGAGTTCATCCTGAATCAAATCAAGGACGTATACGATAATCTCTATGCACGCAAGCAGAGCGAATCAGACATTAAGAATAAGGTTCCAGTGAAGTACGGATTCCATACCAATGTAGCAACCAAGCCAATGGTTATCTCTGTATTGGTTCAGGTTATCCGTGAACAACTCTATGTAGAGCGAGACGATAGATGCTTAGACGAATATCTCACCTACGAGAAGAACGGAACGGTATACGAGGCAGCAGACGGAAAGCACGATGATTTGCTCATGACCAGAGCCATCGGACTCCACATCTGTTTCAATGAAATGGATATGCCTAAGATGATACAGAATCAGGCTAGAGTAATGAGAAGAAAGGTTTCTGTTTCGGCAGCAACCATTATATAGTTTCAAACAGTTAATAATTACGATTATGAAAGTAACAAAGATTTTCAAGCGCATCAAGTGCGAAATCATGTACCGCCAAGCTACGGCTAAGGCAGACTACGCATCCAAGAAGAACAATGGTGAAATCTTCTACGTCCTTCCTACACAGAAGGGTAACCTCATGATTATGAACCGCCCTCTCTTCGAGGCATTCAAGAAGACCAAACTGGTAGACAGCGACATGAAGGTCAGAGACCTCTTCAAGGATTGTGTCTATCATACCAACTGCAAGAGTGAGAAGGGAAAGCGCAGCCGCAAGCGCAAATTTCTCAGATGGAAGGGCTTAATCTAAAATTTTTCTGCCCTAAATAAACGGATAAAAGATAGGTGGAGAAAATTCTGCCTATCTTTGCCTATTATTAATAATGTGTACCAAAATATGATTTATAAAATAGTACAAGGAAATAGTTTCAAACTCCACATCTTGGTTCGGAAGATGGACGTATCGAAAGAGTTCCAGCGACTCGTTGACTTCGACATGAATCTTGCTACCGACATCAAGGTTGAGTTGTCAGGCTGTTTCTGCAATACAATTTCTGTTCCAGTTCAAGTAGCAGGAATCCAAGGCAATGTACTGATATGCGACATTCCTTCCACCCTTGATTACGGAAACTATAACGTCAGGGTATCATGGAAGTATGATGGTAGCGAAATGGTCAGCATCGAGCGCAACCTTCTGAGAATCGTAGAGCACAACTCTATGAGTAATGTTCCTATCGGTATCACGGAAGGTGAGCATACTGGCTTATTCAACCTTCGATACTACATCGTGACAGAGAATCAGTCTACTTGCCCTATTTCTTTCATCGTTGATAACGCTAAGTTCAGCTATACCATCAATGGCGAAACCCAAATGGTGGAGAATCAGGAGAACTTCGTAATTAACGGAACTATCAGCAACGGAAAGAAACTGGAAGCTCAGTTCATGCCTATAGAAGGTTTCAGCATCGGTCAGGTAAAGGTTATCATGAACGGAAAAGATGTTACTGATGAGTATTACAACAGCAACACCCACAAGGTCTTCATCCCAGCCGTATCAGGCTATGTTACCATCACAGCAAGTGGAACCGTCAAGGCAAGCTATTATGGAGCTTCGTCAGCCAAGAATATGAGTGAGTTGAACATGGAAGACCTTACGCTTATGGAAGGAACTCTTGTCGGTCAGACTCTCACCATCAAAACCACGGAAGAGAAACCATACATCTGGTTTGCAAGCCGCCAGCCACTTGTATTCAATCAATGTGGGTTCGAGGCATCCATGAACACCACAAAGCTAGGTGACCTCTACTACTATTGGTCAGACGAACTTGTAGCTGGTGATGATAACGAATATCAAATTAAATTAAAAGAATAATATGGCAGAAAAGAAAAAGTACAACAGCATCCTAGTAAGTGGGCGCAAAGACGAGACTCTGACATATTCAAAGTTCGTCAAGGACGAGGAATCGGGAGAATCCGTCAAGGAATCACTCGACAAGAAAGTCAACGTCACTGATGAGTTAACAACTCAGCAAATCAAGGATGGTGCTATCACCAACGAAAAGATGGCTGCTGGTTCTGTTGGCAACACCAATCTCCAAGATGGTTCTGTCAGCAACGAGAAACTGGAGGATAGAAGTATTACCAACGAGAAGTTGGCAGAGAACTCCATCACCAAAGACAAGTTGCAGGACAAAACAATTGGTGTAGAAAAGTTTGACAACGAGCTTCGTCAGACTATTGCCGCAGCCACTGGTCTTCCTGAGGATTTGGTAGAAACCATTCAGAACGTTGATGATACACTGAAAGACCATCAGAGCCAGCTAGATGATAAGCAATCGCAGATTGACGATAAACAGCAGCAAATCACCGCCAACGATGAAGACATTTCTTTGTTGCAGACTCGCAGTACCCAGATGGAAGAAACCATCAAGTCTATAGCTGCTACTGGTGGCGCAAGTCAGGCTACAGCCGTTACCTATAATAATGAGAAGTCAAAACTTGCCGCAGTCAATATCCAAAGTGCAGTTGATGAGGTCGTTGAAAAAACAGCTATCAAGAACGAGGAAGGAATGGTAGTAGAAACTCCTTTCCGCTATATTCAGAACGAAGAGTTCATCTTTGCCAAGGTAGATGCGGAAGATAAACTTCTCTTCGGTATTCAGTGGGATGGTACACCAGTATTTAGAAAGACAAGTACAGTAGAGGACAGATTGCAGTCACAAATAACTCTTCTCGCAGAGAGAGTAGTAACCATCATGGGAGATGAGGACACAACCAATGTCATTGATACCATGAATGAGTTAAAGAAGTTCTTTGCTGAGATTGAGAATACTGAGACTCTTACAAGCATTCTTGCAAATCTCAACAGTCTCAACACTAAGTTTGGTGAGGATATTAAAAGCCTTCAAGACACAAAGGTTGACAAGGAAGAAGGAAAGTCTCTCATTGAAGATAAAGTAAAGGAGTGTTTCAGAGTTATTGAGAATGAAGAGTTTCTTCAAGCTGTAGTAGATTCTGAGGATAGAGTACTCTATGGCATCTACAGAGATACTGGTAAGCCATACTATCCTCAGAATGATATGTACCACATATCACAGAGCGAGGAATTTCTTTGGGTTATTCTTGATGCAGCAAATCATCCTCTTCTTGGTATTCAGCAAGATGGTACTTGTTGGGCTGCCAAGGCTCAGTGGCTTGATGATATTAAGGCTATCAAGGAAGTTCTTTCAAGTATTGATGAAACCCTCAAAACCTTCCAGCCAAAAGAAAATGGCAAGGGATTGATAAACCTTGATGTTGCAGACAGCTTCTTCTATATCTCTAATGATGAGTATATCATTGCAGTAGTAGATGCAGAAAACAGAATCCTTGCAGGAATCAAGTATGATGGAGAGCCATATTTCCCTAACCATGAAATGTACTCTGTAATAACCAATGAGGAATGGCTCTATGTTATTATAGATGCAGAAGGTAAGATGCTAGGAGGTTTCCGGGCAGATGATGGTCACATGTTTGTTGGTGGCATTGATATCAGTACCTTTATTGCCAATTCCATTATTGATATAGCAGACATCAAAAAACGTACAGCTCATCTTTCTACAATAGAGAATGATGAATATCTTTCTATTGAGACTGATGCTGATGGTAAGGTGATAGGATATATTGCTCCCGATGGTAGCCATTATTTCTATAAAGTAAAGTCTGAGACCATCCCAGAAGAGTTTTCTCATATTGAAGACCTTGAAGGAAGGACTGAGATTACTATAGATGCAGAAGGTAAGATTCTTGGTTACCGCAATGCTGAAGGAGAACGCTGTGAACATAAAATGAATATTGACAACTTAAAAGTTGAAAATTTAAATTTGGGGAATAATGCAAAAAAATATGTGCTTGATTTCATCAATTCACAACCAAAAGATGTAAATGTTAGAAAATGGCATTTGCCAAGCTATGGTACAGTGAATATTAAGCAAGAAACATTTTTCCTTACTGCCAACGATGGTTATACAGACAAAACTGGCATTTATCCTATAGTTATCAATGAAGATACACAGGAAAATGCTAAAAAAGGTCTGACTGTCTTACAGTTCTTTGTTAAATCAACATTGAAAGATGAAGGAAATGGGGTATATTCCAAACTGGATAATAGTATTGGGTTAGACTTTTATGTACCATCGAAGGTTACATACGTAAATGAAGTTCCTTATGTGACAAGTACTTTGACTAAGAATGAAATTGATGGAACCTATAGTGTTAATGAAACAAGTATAAAGGTTACAAAGATAATAGATTCTCCAACAATAGGTGCATGGTCAGTAGATAAGAAAACAGAACATCAGTGTGTGGTTGAAATAGACTTCGGTCACTATCTGAATGGAACTTATAATATAGGTGTAAAGTATCAAGGTAGTTCAACACTCTATAACAGAAAGCGTAACTTTAGATTTACGTTCTACAAAGATTCTAGTTTCTCTAAGAAAAATAAGATTAAAATTGGAGAAATGGTGCGTACAAGTGGATTCAATCTAAAAGCAAACTATACAGATAGTTCTAGAATAAAGGAGCTAATTATGAACCGCTTGTTTATTTCTATTTGGGAGAACAGAAAAAACTATCCAAGTTATCCTTGGGATTTAGAAAAGAATCCATTCTCTGGTGCTGTAGGTATGATAAAAGGATTTCCTATAAGAGTAGACATTGGTGGAAAGTTTTATGGCATTGATATTTTTGGCTTGAAAAAAGATGAAAAGAACTTTCTTCTTGATGGGGATACTAGTGGTATGATTGTTAGTGGAACACGAGGTAGCGCAACAGACCCTGATAACTGGACTGCTGCAAAACCAGAAGACTGGGAAGACGAAATGAATGATGAATTAACAGAATCAAATAAGCAGGCTTTGACCAATTTCTTTTCTTTTATCAATTCAGAAAACTTCACTAAGGAAAATGTACCACAAAGAATGTCTGTTATAGATTGGATTGACTACTTTATAGGATTGCAGGTGTTTCTAATGAAAGATAACACTTGTCGCAATATGATTCTTTATGCTAAAGAAGATAAGATAAAATTATTTCCTTTCTTCTATGATTTGGATTTGTCATTAATGATTTCTACAAATGATTACAAGCAAGACATAATGTCAGCATCTTATGCAAAAGACATGAGCCTTTGGCGCAATTTTAAAAATCTTTATTGGGATGAAATTACAAACAGATATGCTTTTCTCAGAGAAACTGTTTTGTCAAGAGAATATATACAAACGGTATATGCTGACATTGTGGATAAAATTCCTGATAATGACGTAGAAAGCGAGAAAAAATGGGGAGATATAAATGTAATATACATGTCTGACCTTATTGATATACTTTCTTTAAGATTAGACTGGTTAGATAATGAATATTTTAAAATTTAATATATTATAATATGGTAAAGTGTTTAGTAACAAAATTAGAAGGAAGTGTTTTAAACAATAACCTTCCTTTACTTGAAGTCTTGACAGTAAAGCTCTCAGTTGATTCTATTAATCAGCGAATTGCTCAGTTTTCCAAAGTCACATTTAAGTGTAACAAACGGATAATTTATCAAGCACAAATAGGTGAGGATTTAAAAGAGAATACTCTTGAGGCAAATACAGAATTATCTTTGTCAACAACTTGGTTTAATATCAAAGCATTGGAAACTGGTGAGCATGTTTTTTATATCAAAAAACATGTTTCTGAATCATATTATTTTGATAAACCATCAACATTTGTTGGTCTTTCATATTTGACTGCGCTTAAAGAATTTGGTGCAAATGCTTTAGATGCTTATGATATTGCCTGTTTGCAAAAAAGCAAGAATCTCAATAGCTTGCGCTTAAGTGGTAATTTCTTTGGTGATTTATCTGCTATAGATGGATTACCTATCAATACGGCTGAATTTAGAAGTAAAAACATTAAAGGCAATTTGAGCAATATTTCCAATAATGCTCTCAAGAATTTAACTGTTAGTCAGCGTAATATTCAGGGAAATATTTCTGTATTAGGAAATTGTGTTAACTTAATTACGCTAGACCTTTCTCAATCTTCTATATCAGGGAAATTAGAAGAACTTGCAGAATTGCAAGTTTCAGCAGGTCGTAATAGTGGTAATATAACGGGATACACATCTGATTATACTTCGTATAACAATAGCAATACCCAATCAGGACATAGTTTTACAATTAAATTTGGTTCATCATATAGTAATGGATATGAAATAACATACTAGGCTTACGTAGATGAGCATAACTTGGTGTATGAGAAGCCATGGTGAGTAAGCCATACAGATAAAGAAGAAGGGTGAGTCGAAAGATTCATCCTTTTCTTTTGCAGCAAGCCTACACCAACTCGACTAGCAAATAGCAAGCCTCCTCCCCATACATATTAACAATACATCTTAAAGAACTTTTCGCACAAACTCCCAATCATATAGCATGGTTCCTCGCTCATCATATCTATCCCATCCTGCTCACAGATATGCGCTACCACATGAAGAAGCTCATGACCTATTGTGTTGATGATACTGCCATCTGATTCACACTTCCCAATGGCAAGAACACTCCTTCTTTCTGATAGGTTGGAATAGGTAAGCCCCCTATCTCCACTCGATAAAGACAGATGCTTATATGCTTCCGATAATGGATTTCCGTTGCAGCCAATATCCGAAAGAGCATGGCATATCTCATCGGCATCAGGTGGCTGATAACCTATGAAACATACTATGCTCCAATCGTACTTCGGGAGTTCAATCACTCTTCTTATCATAACACATCTTCCCAAGGGATAGGTACTCCATTATGGCAGCAGTCGGCATAGAATCGGTTGAAAATGAAGCCATCCTTCTGGTCGGCATCATCCACCATATCCTTGATAAACTGGGCTAGCTGCTCCTCATCCTTGATGGAAGACTTGTAGAAGTCAGCCCTCGCCATGTTCGCCACATACACATGGTCGTAGCCTATCTTATTCTTCACCTCAATTCCCTGACCAAGCAGAAGGGCATCCACCTTCTCCTTATCCCAAAACGAGACACTTACATCACGCTTGGAGGAAGGGTCATACTTGTACATCAGGCTCACCGCCCACTCGCACATCTTCTTGCTGAAATGATAGCCATTGTATCTGAGATAAGAAACCATTCCCTCAGGTTTGAGGTCATACATATCCAATGGCATTCTGCATTTTCCCATATTGCTGAATATTAAAGGGAGTCTGGTTTCGACATAAATGTCACTACCAAAACTCCCAAGTTAAACACTAGCGACCGCCACCATTGTAGCCGCCACCACCTCTTTCACCATAGCGGTTCGGGTAGTTCCAATCATCATTGACGTTGTTGAATCTACGTCTATTCTCACGCTCTTCACGTTCCTCACGCTCTCTTCTCCAATCATCACGATAATCAGGCATACGCTCACCCATACGCTCCTGCTTCATCTTTTTCAGACAAGACATAGCCTTACTGCCAAAACCAAGCATAGACTCGATGTTGTCATACAAATCATCGAACTTATCTTCTGTAATCTCAATCATTACCATAATCATAAGATATTAAAGTGAATAGATAGATAGGAGATTACTTGCTCATGGTCTGCTGGAGCCATCCCATCATCTTGTCAATCTTGCCCTCAATACCTGAAACCTTACCTTCCAGTTTATTGATTTTCTCGGTCTGTTCCTTCTCCTTGGCTATCTGGGGGTTGAGTTGCTGTAGCATTCCCTCACAAGATTCTACTACCCTCTTGTTGTAATCTACGCTCTCCAGTATCGCCTTGGATTGTCTCAGCATGGCATCTACCTCGGCACTCATGGCATCCTTGTTGTCGCTAACCACAAGGTTCTTGTCGTTGGCTATCTGTCCGTTTGCTGGCAGTTGCTTGAAATCCACCTCCTCATCACCCAGCTTCACCTTCACGTCCACTACGGTTTCCATAGGCTGAGGAGTAAAGCCATTGTTAAAGGTAGGGTATTTCGTCTGAGGATTGCTTACTGAAACCACCTGACCGATTCGCAAGTTCGGGTTCTCGCCCTTATCTAGGACATAAAACAAAGAGTTAGTTCTTAAACCTTGAAACATAATGTAATCTCCTATTATCTATTCTTGTTAAACAATACCCGACATCATCTGTAGGGTGTTAGTATCTCTCTCAAACCAGAACTGATAAACACCAGTTCCCTGCACGTCTGCAACCGTCAATGGTTCGCCATTATACTTGGTCACAGCCTGAGTACTTCCGTTGGTCTCGAAAAGGATAGGCAGCGTACCAGTCGTTCCTGTCGGTATAGCCTGCATAAGGTTCACGAAAATCGTACCCCTATAGTTGGCATTCAGGAAGGCGTGGTTTTTGAACGAGAAAACAACATTGTTGGTGTTCACCACCACGCCCGTAGAAGCGATAGCTGCCGAACCATTACGATTCACCCATGTAAATGGTCTTAACCAAAACATAGCAGCCTCCTTTCCTTATTAACCCCAGAATCCTGCACCATTAGCAGCATTCAAACCATACAAGCCAGCCTGATAAGCCACGCAGTTAGGAACCGCAGTAAATGGGCTATAAGGAGTGGTCACGGTCTCAGGCAACTTACACTTGATACCAGCCACCTCGTTCTGCAAGCCAGCCAATACCTGATTGATAGGAGCCACAGCCTGACCAACAATCTGAGAGGTCATTGCAGAAGACTTGAATGTACTGTTCTCTTCACGAAGAGCATCAATCTTGTTCTGTAACTCTCTCATTTCAGCTTGCTTTTGTCCGTCAACGATGGTCTGAGTGCTATCCTTGATAGCGTTGTGCAAGTCACAAGTCTGTCTCTGAGTCTCGTAAGCTACGTTTGCGAAACCACGTTCCTGACCAGTAGCTACATTGTTGATGGCATTCTGCAAGGTTCCAGTCTGCTGGCAGATAGCCAAGCGGTTCTCGCAGCAGCAGTTTGCAATCTGCTGAGCAATCTGCATGTTACCCTGCTGCAAGGCATTGATAGTCTGCATACCGCTCATACCAACCTGATTACCAACACTCTGAACCTGAGAGGTCAAGGCAGAAATGGCACTCTGAATCTGACCTTCGGTGCAGTTCAACTGGGTAGCCAAGTTGCTGAGTGCATTGCGGTTGCCACCGATGGCATCCATCAGGAGACCACGACCATAGTCATTGTTAATCTCGTTGGCGAGACCACCACGACCATTATTGCCGAAACCTCCCCAGCCGTTACCTCCCCAGCCCATGAGGAAGAAAAGGAAGATTACCCACATGAACCATCCACCTTCGCCACCGAAACCATTGTTTCCCTTCATGGCAAGAAGGACATTTGGGTCAACACCCTGCTTCTGGAGCAGAGGCGCAAGAAGACCGAGCATCCCATTGTTAGATGTTGAGCCTTCGTTTCCGAATACATACGTTTTACTTTCCATATTATCCTGAAATCTTTTTTTGTTAAACACTAAATTATGATTCTCACTTTGTAACGTTACGAGCACAAAGATACGAATAATATGGATAGAGATTGATAAACTCGTAAAAGATTATATAAGTGCTTGACGAGCAAAGATTTATGGTTATGGAAAAGGTCGTAAATATACAGGAGGGGCGATTGGGTCTCTCCTATATATATAATGTGTAGCGATTGCTAAAGGTGGATGCCGTACTTTCGTGATAGCTTGTGGAAGAAAGCCTTCTTGTTGGCAAAGTATCGGATAAGCGACTTATTCCACTTCTTTTCATGCCCGAACTGGTCGTGAATGCCTTCGGGTATCTTGCCATCGTGAACATACTTTTCAAAGGATGAGATAGACTTGCCCATTTCGTGAGCACACCAGCCCTTGTTGGCTTGCGTATCATTCATCATGGCAGTAAGAAGTGCCACAAGTTCCATATCTCCTTCCGACAGACCGCAAGGAATAGGCTTGCCCTCTGCTTGGGCAACTGCTGATTCATGTGCCTTATCTGCGAGAGCACGAAGTCCAGCTTCGATGATGCTGTAATTTACTAATTGCGACATAAGCGTATATAATTAAAATGAGTGTAATCAGGAACATATCACAATAGTACATCTGATTTGTGATAACAACAGAGTCGTACATGATATGTATCACATTTACTCCTGCAATATAGAGTATCGGGATGCGCCACTCTACACACAATCTGTGCAACACCTGACCCTTCCAAAGAGAAATCGGGTAGAGGATATAAGTGATGAAATAAAAGAACCAGACAGGTTCCTCATTCTCTTCGTACCATAGTGTAATCTCCATCTTGTTGTCATAGAACTAAGATACACCATACCATCGCATAAGCATGACCAATATAGGCGCATACTTGAAATAGAGCAAATCCGTCTTAATCTTGCTGCGTTCGGGGAGAAGTTTTGTAATCTCTCCAATTAACTTCTTGACTCGTAGGTCTTCGTCTTCATCTTTTTTCATAAGCCTTCATTTTTAAGTTTATAATGATTGGATAATCTTTTGCTGATGTAATCACCTGAGATTCAGATGTTCTTAGATGCTGCAAATATAATTAGAAATAGTGGAAACATAACAATTTAGGATATTTTTAATAGTTAAACTTTACAAATACTTACAGATTGATAGATTTATACAAGAAATAGAGGCAAAAAGTTTCAGATTGAAAGCAAATATCCCCCGAAAGCATAGTACTTTCAGGGGATAGTCATATATGTATTACTTCTTTGTCTTCGCCTTCTGGTTAGCCACAACTACCTTGTTAGCCTTCTCCAGCACGGCAAGAATCTTCTTTCTCAGGTCACGAATCTGTTTCATGTCCTCAGCGTTGTAGGCATCCTTGCCATCATCCAAGAAACCTTTCTTCAACTCGGAAATCTCCTGCTTATCAAGGGAAATCTCGTCAATGGCATCAATGGCAGCCTTGTTGGTGTTGTAGTAGCCATCACTCTGACTAGGAGCCGTATCAACCAAGAGGTCATAGGAAGTCTTGAATCCGTTCAGTTTGGTGTAGAGTTGTTTCAGCTTCAAGTCCTCGAAATCATCCTTCGAAGTAGCATGAGCCTTATATATATCCTCGGCATTCAACTTGTGAGGTCTATACTCCTCCCCACTCTCCTCAGCACGTTCCTTCTTCTTGTCTTCCTCATACTTCTTCACCTTCACATCATCCTGCTTGTACTGCTTATACTCCTCTGAGCCGTAGAACCGCTCCAGCATAGAGTAATCGCCATCCACCTTAGCTTGTTTCTTCAACTTGCTCAGGGTATTGGCTGCTCGGTCGTGATTCTCCTTCATATTCCAGAACTCATCACCTTGTTTCTTAGTAACCGGTCTATCATCAGGATTGCTGACGAACTTGCTGAATAATGGAATATCAGCCACCTTGATTTCCTTCGGGTCGTTGAGTGACTTTGTAAGAACACCGAGCACCTGACTGCCCATGGTGTAAGCACCACCGAGATAAGAAGACAAAACATGGTCAACCACAGCAGGGTTGTTCAGATTGTATCTTGGGTCACCGAAAGCATCAATGCTATTCTGCTGCACATCAGGATAGTCGTTTCCGATTGAGTTAACCATCCTAGATGCACGTACCAACCAATCAGGAGTGCCCACGTATGCCTTGGTAAAGTTCGGGTCATACTTGTTGTACTCTGTCTCCTTGAATAATGGCTTGCCAGTAAAGTCTACATTGAAAGCCAACTCAAAGACTGGGCGAATAGCATTCGGCATCAGACTGACCGCAATATTGCCATCATATCCAGTAGGGTCAAGCGGAAGCATATCCACTACCTGACCGAGCAAGTCTTCTGCATACTGGCTCCAACTTTCCTCAGCCAACTCGCCACCCATCATCTTGGATGCAATCATATCGCCTACTCCATAGAAGGCACGGAACTCCTGAGCAAGAGGAATCTTTATATACTCATGGGTGAACGGAACCCACATGATAAGGTTGTTTCGTCTATCCCACTTTGTGAACTGCCAGTACTTATCCTTATCATCATCACCTCCCAACAGACTCATCAGGGCAGCGTTAACGATAGGAACCAGCACACCACTCGCCAACCATGATGCAGTAACAGCCGTAAACTTGAAAGGATGATGCTTAGCAAGCGCACCAAGAGTCTGCAAACTCTGTACTGCTGGGTTGATGAAGAGATAGAGATTTCTAATCATCTGCCAGCCATATTCGCCAGTACCCTTGCGGTTGAAGTTCAAGGTCACGTCCTTGGCATCATTCACAGCCTCATCAATAGAACGTCCATACTGAATAGAGGTCATATAAACTGCAAATCGGTTACTATCCTCGATTGCTCTATTCAGGAACTCGATACCATCCATGATGGTGTGCCCTACCTTCACTGGGTTCGCCTTCCATCTATCCAAATCCTTCAAGTCATTCTTGAATTTCTTCTTCAAGTCTTCCACATCAAGCGAAGATACAAAGCCAGTCTCGCCACCATTCATCATGAAGTCATAGAACATCTGTTCCTTTGGTGTAGCGTTTCCGTTGCTTACCTTCTCTCTCAACTTTCCGCTCTGATAGTCTCTCAGCATGAATCCGAGATTCCAAGAGGTTGCAAGATTCTTTCTAAGCAGATAGTTGTATTTTGCATCCTCACGAATAGCAGTAGATGCCAGCGTCATGGTCAGGTCTCGGAAGTAGTTAGAAGGAATGAAGAGAGGTGAAAGACTGGTATAGGCAGCAGCCATCTTTCTGCCCAACCAAGCAGCAGCCCTATCCAGTTTGCCGCTCTGAATCTCTCTTACTCGGTGTGCTCTGGTATTGTTCATAGCCTGAGCCAACTGAGGGTCACCATTCACGTAGATAACATATTCCTCGCCATCCTTCATTACTCGCACCTCATGTTCTCTCTCCTCGCTATGAGTCTGAGGATAGGCTATGTTCAATCCGTCTCTCTTCTGAGTAGCATCGCCAGTCTGAGCCATCTGCTCCATCTTCTTCTCGAAAGCATCAATGGCAACCTTCACCTGATTGCTATCCATCTGAGAAGTAATCTGAGGTGTAGCAGGAATCCACTCCTCGTTGCCATTATCATCCACACTCTTCACGTACCAAGCCTTGCTCAGTGTAAGAAGAGAGGTAGGATGATTCTGAGCCAAGAGCATCAGGTGTTGTTTCACCCAGTTCTTGTTGTTGAGCAGGATTCCACTCTCTGCCATATTCTCGATGTATGCGATAGGGTCATCAGCGATAGAGGTTCGTCCATGTGCCTTCTTCAAGGTCTGATTGAAAGCACCCTTGCCGCCACCGATATAGTCCCATACTTGGTCGGCAGTAGTGCCATCCCAGCCACGGAGAGGAATATAATGGCTATACATATCACGCACGTACTGATAAGTATCTTTGCTCATCATGCCAGCCTTATAGCCATCACGGAGAATCTTCTTGGTAGCCGCATTCGTTGCGTCCCAGAGGTCGTGGGTCTCAGCTACATACTTACTCTCAATATCCTTTACCAGTTTGTGGGCAGCTTCCTCAAAGTCTGAGCCGTCAAAGATAGCAGACAAGCCTGAGTAATCGTAGGCAATACCATTCTTGTCGTAGCGATAGTCCATATAAGATGGAGAATATTTCGCCCTGAGTGCATTGTCTCTCTGTCTCCAAGTAGTGAAGTCTACTCTGCCAAACTCTAGGTCGCTATCATTAATGATACGGTTCATATCACCCTTGTAAGCCCTATATGCCGCACTTCTCTGAGCCACGTCCTCAAAGTCAGCTTCCAATGACTTCTTGAAAGCCATCTGAGCATCACGCTCCAAACCATGCTTAGCCATCATGTAGATACGGACATTATCATAGCTATCACCTAGTATCTTCTTCATCTGATGATAAGCCTTTCTTAATGGCTGCAAGAACTCATTGTTGTACTCCTCAAACTCGTTCTTTCCCTTGCCATGACTGCGGTTCTCGGCAGTATAGGCATCCTCAGCCATATTCAGGCGGTCAACACCCACTTCATTCATAATAGCTTCCTGAGCCTTACGGATAGCCAGCATACTATCTTGGAAGGCGATACGTTTCAGAACAGAGCCATGCTGCAACTCTCGGTTGAACTCTCCAAGGGCAGTATCATCACTCAGAAGATGCTGCTCGTAGGTTGGAGCAGTCTTCCAAAGAGCCATCTGCTTGCGGTACTCGTCCACTCTTCTCAGAAAGTCAACGGCACTCTCGCCAGCATTACGTTGTGGGATGGTTGGTCGCTGGGCATCCTTTGGCAGATTATTATCCTTCTTCCACTGGTTCAAGTCATGCTCAAACTGGTCATAGCGCAAGGAGAATCGGGTATTACCTACGATATTGGCATTGTTCTCATCGAATATCACGTAGTTGTAATCGCCTTCCTCAGCACCGCCATGAATCATTCCAGCAGGGTACTTGATACCGACAAAACCTATTTCACTCAAAGCCCTTGATGCTAATTCTGCACCATACGAAGGTCTTTCACGGTTGAAGAAGTCTTCCAAAGCATGATAAAGTTCTTCACCTTTTAATGTAGGAAGTTTCTGCATACCATTTTCTGGCGATTCAAGTTTCATTTGGGTGATACGCTCAATCCTATCTATATCATATCTCGCTCCACCATCTTTGAAATACTCGTTTTCATTAAATCCTTCATGAGTTATTTCCCATAGTCTATACCATTTTTCCAATGGGAAGTTTTGAGACTCATTCCATCCAAGATAGTTGCTGCCATTATCATCAGGAATATCCACATCATATCGATATGCTCTATTACTTGGTATAGCTATGCTATCATCGTCCTTTGCAAGAATTTCGTTTAGTTCTTGCAGATAATCTGTATCAGGGAATTTTCCTATAACATCTTTCAAATCTTTACGTGCATTCTCCAAGCCCTTTGCCACATCTTGATGCTTATACATATAATGTCTCAGCATATCCTGTGCCTCTTTTGACATACTTTGTGGATTTACAAATTCAAAGCCAAATATTGCCTTCTTATCCTTAGCTCTCTGTGCATAATCTGTGCCTATCTCCTTAGAGTTCGTAACATACACACCATGCCCAAAGGTCTCGCTTCCCTCACCCTCCAAGGCATGGGATAAATCGAACTTGTCAAACTTAGCACCAGTACCATGATAGGTACGAATGCTAAATTTAGGGTCATAACCAGTAAGAAGAGGAGCAATAACGTGCTCGGTCAACTGGGTCGGGATTCCGTTGCCGATGATGGTATGACTCAGATTCTCGGAGAAAGGCATCTTGTAATCATCGCTCACTCCTGATACTCTTGCGAGCACTCTACCCATGGCACGATATACCTTGCCATCAGGCATCACAATCACATCACCACTCTTAGTTCGGAGTGTTGGAAGCAGTTCATCAGCGAAGGCATGAGGAATCTTTCCGTCAGCATAGGCACTGCCCATCACATACAATGGCTTGTCAATGTTTCTCCAGTCAATGCCATCAGCCTTCAAGCGAACGTCCATCCAAGGAGCCACACCATTCTTCTTCTCGGTCAGGGTCGGGATAATATCAGCCACAGCTTCATACCATCCGCTCTTGTGTGCCATCTTCTTTGGCTTTTCAGGAAGTTTGCCTTCACGAACCGCACGGACAATCAATCTCTCTCGGTTGGTATATCCGCCATAGTCAGCAGCGTTATACACATCTGCATCCCAAGTATAGCCGTTGGCATCCAGAGCATCGGTAATAGTCTTCATGGCATCGGAATCCTTATATCCCTTCACATTCTCAATGGTCACCACCTTTGGCTTCACAGCATTGATGAACTCGGCAGTACTAGCAGCAGTCTCCTTATCAAGTTCCACCTCAGCATGGTTACTCTTCGCCTGAGAGTAGTTCTTGCAGACTGGGCTGGCATGGAAGTACTCCACCTCGCCATCTATCTGCTTCACCAAATCCTTAGGGTCAACATCACGAACATCAGCAGTAACGATATGCTGCCCGAAGTTGTTACGATATACACCGCTTATCTTCTCGTCATACTCCACTGCCACCACAGGGTCAATGATGCCCTTCAAGCCTTCCTCAACAAGACCGCCACCACTAAAGTATGTTCCAGCCTTAATGAGAGTTCCATCCTTCAGGGAAAACTTAGGTTCCTCGCCAGCAATCTCAGCCTTGCGATTCTCGCCCAGAGCCTGAACAATATGAATCATCTTTCTGTTAGCCATTCGCCAGCCGCTCGGCATATCATCAATGGCAGTCTTGATAGCATCATCCACCTCATCAGGAGTGTTCAGACCCTTCAAATCCTCAGCCATATCAGCCGCCCCACTCTCCTTTCCGTCAGCCATATCACGGAGAGAGAAGGACACATCGCCAACACCCAAGAAAATCTGGTCTTTGCGAGCCACGTCCTCAGTAGATTCAGCGAGAGATTTTCTTCTCTCCTCAGGAGTCATGTTCAATCGGACAGATACATTGCGAGCTTCCACCTCGCCAGCAAGAGACTTGTAACTATTGAAATCATCATTCTTCTGATAAGCATTATAAAGACCTCTGTTCTTCTCAATCAGAGCCTTTGCCTCATCTTCCTTACCTTCTGCTCGTAACTGCCTAATCTGCTTGGTTACCTCGTTTAATTTCTTCTTAACCTCACCTCTAACCAATCTAGGACTACCGCCCTTGGCAAAGCCTTCAATATCCTGAATAGCGTGCTGAATCTCGTGATTCAATATGCCATTCATATATTTCAACTCATCAGCATGTATGGTTATGGTGTTGGTCTTTGAATTATATTCACCATTTGAAGGCATATCGTTCATAATGGCATCCGTATCAATACGCACATCTTTCAACTGAGGATAAGCCTTAAATAATTCAGGTGCATCAATCACCTCAGATAGTTTGCCGCCATTCCAGAGCATATCATCCTCATAACGCTTAACGATGTGCCCACCGCCTACGTCCATCGTGTCCTTGATTTTGGCATCCGACATTTCGTATCTCCACTTGCCATCAGCACCACGCTCCCAGCCAGTAGCCATCTTGATTGCCTTGGCATCCTTCTTCTCCTCTTCCATCTTGCGAGCCACGGAGAGGAAATCCATACGAGCAGTACGCTCCTCTGCCTTGTCAGCAGCAGCTGCACCACGCTCGCCAGCGAGAGAGAATCGGATGTCATTCTTGCGAGAATTGAAACGCTTTGAAGGAGGTATCACGTTGCCTTTATTATCATAAGTAATGAGGTCATTCAACTTACGATTATTCTTGGCATTCTTATATCGGTATTCCTTGCCATCATCAAAACCGAACTCATTAGCATCATTGCCATCCCACCATAATTGATTTGCAGGAACCTCGTCTTCAATGATACGATATTTTCCTTCCAATCTATTGTCACCGTGCATTTCAGCATACTTCTTTGAAGGAGTAACCCAGTCACCATTACGCAACTTGCCTTCCTTTACAGAAGTAGGAACGGCACGATAAACCTTAACCTTAACATCTTTCTCGCCATTCTTAATGGTATCAAGTGCATTCTTTATAACATGAGCAGACTCCAATCCATAAGCAGTATTGTTCATATACGCTCTTGGATTGTCGAAATAATCATCAGGCTGCAAGCTATAGCCTAATGCAATATCTTCCAAGTTTACATCAGGAGAGTTTTCTATGTCGGCTCTTCTAGCCTCATCAGACTCATATTGAGGATTTGAAGGAGCAGCCCACGCTCCCTGACCTTGGTAATCGCTATCAACGTCACCATAACCCTTGCGTCTAGCTGATTCATCAAGCATTTCCCTTGCCGTTGATTCATCATTATTAGCAATGGCATCCATATAACGCTTATCAAGTTCATCAGTTGGAATCAGAGAGAGTTCATCCAGATGTTTCTGTCTCTTCTCTTCCTCTTCCTGCGCTTTTTTTCTTGCAGCTTCCATAGCATTACGTTGCGCCTCCACCTGCTTTCTTCGTTCCTCAATCATTGCATCAAGGTCACCAAAGTTCTCTTTCAAGGCTTCATTTACTGGCACGGTGTACTTCATAAGTTCCTTAAATGAGGAAATCTTGTCTTCATTTGCCTGCAACAAATATCGTTTGATGTTTGCTCTGGCACGTGCTGCATCAGCAGTAGAACCTCGTTCAACTGCATTCGCATACATAGCAACATCATCCTCATTTACCCCAAACTTTTCGGCAACACTTTTGATTTTTTCATCCTTCAATGAAAACTTTTCGCCATTTTCCTTGGCAGTTTCAAAAGAATTGATTATATTTGCAGCAGATTTAAGCTCTTCATCTGTTATTGAGGTTCCAGCATGGGGCTGGAGTGCCTCGATAAAGTGGAGGGCTTTTTCTTTGTCAACATTGCTTATTCTACCTGTATTTACCCAATTTATGATACCTTTTTCTTCCTTTGGATAGAGAGAAGTAATCTGGTTAACCTCTAATACGACACCACCTTTTCGATGCTGTTCAACCGCTCTAATTGCTACGATAAAGTTCTTACCGTCTTTTTGAAGCTCAGTAAGTACAACATGGTCATTGGCGTTAGTGCTTTTAAATACTGCAATCGGTTCAGCAATAGCCATTGGCAAATTCTTCAAGTCGCTTGCATTAAATGGATGGTTATTCTTGTATTTATCACCCGATTTACGCACAAACTTATCAAATTCCAACTCAATATCTGCATCAGCAATTCCACCAGCCTTCAAGAAGGAACTAGAGCGACCCAAGCGAAGAATCTTATCCTTTTGGTTAGGATTCTTCACTAACTCATCTAATCTCTGATTGAAAGCATCGTTTACCTTCTTCAACGAAAACTTAGTGTTACCAACTATCTTTGCATCATCCTCATTAAATATCACATAGTTCAAGTCACCTTTTTTCGCTCCACCCCATATCGTACCAGCATAATACTTGATACCTGTAAAGCCGAGTGAAGATAGGAAGTTGCTAGATGCCACAAAACTGTCACGTTCCTCAAACTTTGTTCCATTCAACGCATAATACAACAGACCATTGTAAACATCGCCAAAGTTTTTGTCAAGTGAGTAACCATTGCGTACCAACCTATCAACATCAACACCTAGTTTCTCCAAACCTTCACGAACAATCTTCTTTTGCTCCTTCTTCATTGGTTTGTTCCAATCAAGGTAATTGTTGCCAGTATCATCAGGTATCTCTACCTCGTATCTGTTAGCCTTGGCACGTTTCAAAGAAGGAATATCTTCCTCTGTCAAGCCCTCAAACAAAGACTTCAACTTATCGAAATCAGCCAACTCCTTCTGTGCTGCATTTTGTTTCCACTCTGGCTTAGTCTCGTCATTGACGATATTCTCATCCTCCTTGATAAGTTCATCCATTCTGTTAAAAGTTTCCTTCTTTGCCTTAGCGAAAGAACTTCTCACAGCATTATCAATGAATCGACCGAACCAATTATCGCCATTCTTGATAGCCTTGAAAGCCTTTGGAGTCTTTATCTTCTTTACCTTAGCTTTCAGAGCATAGAATGCACCGATTTTAGCCGATTTAGTCACGTAAATACCATGACCGAAAGTTTCTGAGCCAGCACCTTCATAAGCATGTGAAGTATCAAAGCGGTCAAAGTTCGCTCCTGTTCCGTGATAAGTCTTCAACGAGAACTTGGTGTGCTCTGTGATTTTCATATCCTCAGGCTTGAAGATAACATAGTTGGTATCGCCTTCCTCAGCACCACCAAAGTTACGACCAGCCTTATACTTGATACCAGTATAACCAAGAGAAGAGAGAAGTTTGCTTGCAGCCTTATCATCATTGAAACTTGCATCATCCTTAACACTTCTCATTGAGATAGTCTTATAGAAGTTATCAAAGGTTCTATCCTTCTTCAAGTCCTTAATATCGTAGCTACGCAAAGAAGGCAGTACTTTAGCTACCTTATCTATCAGTTCATCAGTTATAGGAGCATCCCAATCCAGATAGTTGCTGCCATTATCATCAGGAATATCAACCTCATAGAGATTTCCCTTATACTTTTTAACACGGATATTTCTAGGAGCAAGTATGAGTTCTGCTGCATCTACTTTGTTCTGATAACCACTCCTTACACTACCATAAGTACCTTTAAGGAGGTCTTTAAAATAAGCGTAATCACCTTTTCGCAATATGCTTTTAGATTCTGATACACCATATTTTTCAAGATTATACAAGAAATCATCAAGAATATTTGTGTTGTCTATACCTACCTTAACCAACAAAACAGAGCGCAAATCATCCTCAGACATTTCCTTACCATTATAGACGTAAGTAGGCTTTTTACGTGTCAACTCTACATAGCTTTTTCCTATCTCTTCCGATGAAGTAACATAACCACCCCAACCGAATGCTTGTGAGCCAGCACCCTCGCCCATGTGGTCGAAGTCAAACTCTGTGAAGTCAGCACCGCTACCATGATACACCTTCAACGAGAACTTAGGAGCATCAGCTATCTCCTGATTGATGCTGTTCACCACATCATCAGTAACAATATCGCCCTCCTGAATCTGCTGAGGTTCACGACCAGCATTCTTCACAAGTTCCGCTTGCTCTGCTCTGGTCAAGATACGGTTCACCTTCATCGCACCAGTAATCACCCAAGGGTCAGTCTCAGGGTTCGGATTGGTACGATACATATAATAGCCATCAGTAGGCAAATGTTTCAAGCCAGCCAATGAATGCTGATACTTGCCCGATGGATTGATACCCTCTTGGCGAGCTTCCTCCTGATAATCAACATCAGCAGCATACTCCACCTCAGCGAAGACGAAGTTCTTTGGGAAGAGAGTCTTGTTTCCATCTGCATCCTTCCGGTTGAACTGGATAGCATAAGGCACGACACCGAGATGCCAGCCTGGTCTATAGGCTAGCTTACCACTACCGCCTTGTGTGCCCTTGCCACCCTGCTTAACCTGAGGTCTGCCAGTCTTGCTTTCTCCTGCAATAGGAGCCGCATCAGCATCGAGCCACACACCAACTGGAGTAGCAGCACCATTAGGGTTCGCTACCATTGGTGGATAGAGTTTGCCATCCTTCAATACGAACACCTTGTAACCGATACCCTTCTTCTTAGGCTCAGGCTTTTGACGGAGAGAGAAGGAAACATCTTCACCAGTCTCTGAGTTTGTCACCTCTCCATTGGCAGTCTTCACGTAGGCTTGTTCGATAGAGCGGATGATGTTCTTGGTCACATCGCTATACTCTGTACCAAAGAATGCCAACTTAATCTTCTGCAATATCTCATGGATAGCAGCGAGCAGAGGATGAGACATCTTCATAGCGAGAGTATGAGCCAAGTTGAGTTCACGAATCATTTCGCCTACCGCATCAGCAACAACCTCCTCAGCATAGTAATCTCTAGCACGTCCAGAGAATCCAGCATCAGAATATCTCTTCATGGTCTCATCTACCGCCTTGTCGAAGGCATCAGAGCCATAGGTATCGAGCACAAGCTGAGTCAACTCATTGTATGTAGCAGGATTCAGACTCTTGATTTGGTGAGTCATTTCGTGACCGAAGATAAACTGAGCACCTTCCGTGATAGAAGAGTCAAGAGTGATGAAGATGGTACGATGCACGTTGCCATCGGCATCCGTAGTCTCCTGAATCCATCCGTTGCCCAACTTGTCTGAGTACTGCCATTGAATGTTAGCACCCATCATCTTAGCCAGTCTCTCGAAAGCCTTGCGAGTCTGCTGCCCTACGATATTGTCAACGACCTTCAAATCATCCACCTTATTCTTCTCTACATCAGCAGCACGCTCAGATGTAGTCTGCTGTGTACCATTGTCTCTAGCAGAGAAAGGAAGGTCTTCCTCAGGTCTCTGTTCACCAAGCGGATTCTCATCCGTTGCATCCTCAGGAACCTCAGGAACATTTATATTCTCATTTGTCTGCTCATTTATCTTCTCATTCTCCTCATCATTCTCCTCATTAGAGTTCTCTTCCCCAGTCTTCTCCTCAGATTCAGGAGCCGTTTCTGTCTGTGATTCTGATTCAGCCTTCTGCTCATCAGCGAATGCAGCGTTTTCAGCCGCCTTCTTCTGCTCTTCAAGGATATTCTCAGCCTGAGCGATACGGAGATTTTCAATGTAATTTCTTGCTTCCGATGCCTTAAAACCGCTAGTAATTATGCTGAGCAAGGCATTGCGAATATCCTGAGTGTCGAGTGAATCAAGGTTAGATGGACGATTCTCCCACAGACTATGCACAAGGTTGTCAATAGTAGTACCCTTGCCATCAGCAGCGAGCAACTGAGTCTTGGCAAAGTCTTCTCTGCTCAATCCAGTTTCCTGCTTAACACCCTTGCTTGTCTCTGTTCCCTCATAGTTGAGAGAATGAGCACCGAGATTGCTAGCCACATACTCCTCAGCAGTAAGCGGAATCGTATCTGTCACGTCAATGCCAGTACCATCATACAGACGATGAAGGAGAGAGCCGATAGTTTCTCTATAGAGTTGTGATACAGCCTCAGCATCATCCTTCACAGCACTCTTCAAGCGAGCGAACTTTCTTCTTGCCTTCTCAATGAGTTCCTTTCTACCCTCAGCAGTATCTTCCACCTTGGCAAGTTGTCGTTCATTATAAGCATCACGGATAGCGATAGCAGAGTCATAAGCCGCCTGAGCATCAGCAATAGCCTTCTCCTTGGCATCCTTAGCCGCCTTCTGTTCCACGAAAGTCTTACCCTTCACGGTCATGTTGCTAGCCTTGTCGAGTGCCTTCTTTGCATCAGACACATATCCAGATACGATACTATCTGCATCCTCACCGAACTGAGTATCATACAACTCAGCAGTCTGTGCGGCAGTCAGCTTCGAGAAGTCAGGATTGCCATCCTCCAACATAGGCACGATGGTTCCATCTTCAAGAGTCATAGCAGGAGTCTGCTCAGGAGCAGGAGTATTCTCCTCGGCATTAGATTCCGATTGATTATTCTCCTCATTAACGATATTGGTATTCTCATCCAAAGGTGGAAGCTCACGATGGTTGTTGATATAATCAAATGATGCAGACCATTTTTTGCCATCCTTATCTTCAAGGATGATACTGCCCTGCTCATCAATACCGACAACTTTTGATAGAGTGTTTTCCTTTGGTCTTCCGAAACCATCGCCACTCATCCATACCTCACTACCTTTAGGCAAACCGAGATTTGCAAGCCGAGAATCCTCATCAGATTCTTCTCCACTATTATCCTCTATCATTGAGGATTCAGGCATAGCTTGTTTGTATTCATCGAGCGACATAGAAGAGATTGTAGCCACATCTTCTTTATTCACAGCATGAGGAACAATAGTACCATCACTCTTCAACTCAACTACCTTAGCCTTAGCACCAGCATCACGAATAAGGAACAATCTAGAGTCAGGATATTTGGTATTACCATCCTTGTCGAGCACATCAACGAGCACTACGTTTCCATTATCATTAAGTATCTGATTGAAGTCAAACGAAGGTTGAGTCTCTTCTGTCTCCTGAGTCTGCTGGGCAGCACGTTCCTTCTCCATCTGCTCACGCTCAGCCTTTGCAGCTTCCAGTCTCTTCTGGTCTTCCAAGTCTTTCATCTGCTGCAAGTCTGCAAGCGAATAAGGATTCTCCACCACGTTACCATCTATAGAGATAGCAGCAGTACCATCACCATAGTCAGCCAACACCTCATAGGTATGCTCCATACCATCAGCACCAGTCACGTTGAACTGGGAGCCAACTTCAACGGTTCCATCAATAATGCCAGCCACTTCCTTGATAGCATTCTCTTTAGCATCAGATACCGCCTGAGCCTTCACATCATCAGCAGGGAGTTCTTCACCCAGTTCAGCGAACATCAACGCATCAGCATGTTCTACACTATTCGTTGTCGGGTCATAGTATAGAATCATATCATCGCTATTGCTTACATCAATGGAGCCATCATCATGGGTAGCAATATTACCACTGATAATATACACACCATAATCTTCCAAGCCACCTGATGCTTTGATGGTAGCGTTACGGACAGAGCCACGACTCTGGTCTGTATACATATCAACTCTCTGTTCTGCCTGATGAGCAGCGAGGTCAACCTTATCTTGTGCATCATCAACCACACCTTTGTATCGGGCAGAAGACAACTGGTAGTCATAGATAGCTTGGTCAAGTTTATCATCCTGCCCCGTCAGGGATTCCAGTTCCTCATCACTCATGGCAGATAGCTGCTGCTCAGAGATACCCAATGTTGCTGCAAGAGTCTTCGTCTGGTCTTCCTGCTGAATCTGAATATCATGCTTATCTGCATCATCAGCATCATGTCCCTCAGAATAAGCGTTGTCAATATCTGCCTGATGCTGCTCCTCAGGAGTTGTAGGCTCATTGGTAATCTCCTTGGCATTCATTTCGGCAGTCTTGGCAATATTGTAGCCACGCATCTTCATCAGGTTCACACCATAGTTAACAGCAGCATTAATCTGCTCCTTGGTCATGGTATCTCTCTGACGGAGGATGCCAGCCAGTACACTACCCATCTGCTCGTTGGTTGCGTTATCAATCTTATCCTTAATATCAGCCCAGTTATCGCCTAAAAGGTTCTGTGCATCACTATCAGCCACGTTCACCTTATTGCGGAATCGGTAGTACTGAGCACGATTGTAGATACCTTTAACTGGTCGGGAGCCAGCACCAATAGCATACATAGAACCAACAGAGATAGCCATACCACCGATGATGTCGAGTTGTTGTCTAGCATCAAGAAGGTCGCTCACCTTTCCTTCACCATCCAGCAGGGCATGAAGAGGAATACCAATTTCCTCCTCCATCACTTCCTCAGCGAAACCATTGATGCCGAACTTCTCCATCCACTTCTTGGAATTGGTGTACCATCCACTTTTGCCGATATTCTTGAAGAACTCAGCAGAAGCATTCATACCATGTTTCTCCATGAAGTTGACAGCACCCTTCTTGATACCATAGTTGTGACCAAACAACTTCTCTGTGTAGTTCTCCACCATGGCAGAGGTCAAACCCTTATAAAGAGCAGTACCCATAGACTCGCCACCCTCATGCAGGAGATTTCCATTTTCATCGAAAGTGCCAAACTTGTAGTCACCATTTCCGTCCTGATACAGATTACCCAGATGTCGCTTCATGATGTCAGAGCCAGTCTTCAACGCCTGTTCTGTTCCAGCCATCGCATACGAGCCGATAACATCTCCAGCCACGATACCAGTATTCTTCAAGATGGCAGCACTCACCTTGCCCATGCTACGCTTAGCTGCAAACTTCAATGCCCCACGACTGATGCCCTTGGTAATTCCACCATAACCGCCAGTCAGGAAGAAGTCAGCCATAAATGGGAGACTCTGCCCTGCAATCTTCGTCCAGCGATAGATATTACCCATCTTCTCGTCTTCGAGAGCCGCAGCAGCATCCGCACCCAGTTTACTTTTCAGAAGCATCTTGTCAGAACCAGAGAGAGGAATGTTGTTATCCATCTTTGTCTTGATACGCTCCATCTGTCCCATGGTAGCGAAGTCAGTCAGACCGAAATCCCAAGTCTTGGCAGTAAAGGCAGTATTGTCAAGAGCCTTCAAGGCATCCTCACCCCAGCTACTTGTAGGATATTGTTTCACCGCTTCAAGCGCACCAATCTGCTCAGTAACCAGAGAAAGAGAGGTTGCCAACTTATTTCTATAGTCACTCTGCTCAGCAGTTCTTCCGTTACTTGCACCGATACTGGCACCATAAGAGAGCAACGGATTTCCATGTTGACGATTATCCTCAGCGATAAGAGCCTCAATCTCCTTCTTTCGGGCATAGGCATCAGCCAGTTTCTTGTCAAACTGCTTTTGAGCACCCTCCTCTGTAAGATAAGTTCCATTCTTGCCGATGTTCTCCTGCAAGTCATAGTTACCATTCTTGTCACGAACATCAAAGGCAGATGGAATCTCGCCAGTATCAACCGCTTCCTGATAGGCATTGTTCTGCTTGTCAAGAATAGCTTGCGTCTGCTCAGCTTCAGGGAGAGAATAAGCATTCTCGTTGTCCGATGTAACGTATGCCCCAGCCTTGCCAGTCTCAGGATTGTATACGAAATCATCCTTCACCACATTGTTAGCATCACCACCGTAAGGAGTCTTGTTTGTACCCAAGTTCACACGACCAAAATCCTTCTGCTGTTTCTGCTTGCGTTGTTTCAGTCTGTTGTATCTGCCAGCATTGTTCATTGTCTGCTGAGCACTAGCCGAAATAGCTGCTGCCCCAGCAGAGAAACGAGCACGGTCAGCAGCACTCATAGGAATACTACCGCCTTTAGCTCTTGATGAAGTCTTGCTTCTGGGTTCAAAAAGTGCAGAATAGAAACGCTCATAGGTATTAGGAACATCAAAGTTCTGAGCCTTCAAGTTCTCATAGATAGCATGTCTGTTATCCGCACCACCCTTTCCGTCTCTTGTTAGAGCACTCTCAAACCTATTGTAATCATCAGGCACATCATAGTTCTGTGCTTTCAGATTCTTGTATAAAGTGTATAATGGTCTTTCTGCCATGATATATATATTTGTTTGTTATCAATTCTGTTACCAGTTTACACCAGTCTTCTTCTTGCCACCCTTGTTGGATGATGAAGTATGGTTCTGTTTACCCTTACCATGCTTACGCTGATAAGCAATCTTCTGAGCCTTCTTTCCTGCTGCCGTTTTAGGAGAGTAACCCATCTTCCGTACTTCCTTTGCAGCCTCAGCCATACCCTCAGGGTCTTTTTCCATCAAATCCATATACTCATCAACCTCTCCTGAGTAGGAGCCAGTTCGGGAGCCACCACTACCCGACTTGTTAGCACGAAAACGACCAGTCTCAGCATTCATACGTTGGATGGCCTCTTGTGCTTGCCAATGAGAAATCTGACCATCAGCCAGAGCCTTCTTGATAGCCAAGACTGCCTTCTTGTAATCTGCATCAGTCTGATACTTCATCTTCGACAAGTCAAGTCTTCTGTTACCTTGGTCAATTCTCTGCTGCCCTTGGTCATTCTTCACCTTGTTGATGTCGTTCTGCATATCGTGATACCTCATCTGCTCAGCGAGAGTCAGGTTATTCTTCCGAGCTTCCTCATCAAGAGCAAGTGCCCTCTGATACCCAGCCAGCCATGATGCCCGATTCTTCTCTCTCTGAGAATCCATATAAGCCTTGCGTTTATTCACCGCCTTAGTCATATCCGACTCAGGATTGTGTACCACCTTGGCACCCTTGGTAGCAAAGAAGATATTGGCGAGCGCACGAAGACCATCACCAGTAGCAGCGATACGAGCCTTGGCACGTTCATTTTTCTCTCTGTTCGCCCTCTGCTCAGCGGTCTCATTCAGTTCAGGATTCAGCATCTTATATATATCAGCATAAGATAGCTGCTTAGGCTGAGGTTTCGACTCCTCCTTCTTCACGATAGGGACAGATGGTTTATCCTCCTCATCACTTGGCGCACCCTGATTCACATCTACACCATTGGCGATAGCTTGTTGAGTAGCGATAGTCTTCTCTCTAGCCGCCTTCATCGTAGGTGTTTCATTCTGAGGAGTAGCAGCATTCATCTGGTCAACCTTATTGCCAGCCGCATCAAGTTGCTGCTGGGTGAAGACTGGAGCCTGAGTCTGTGCCACCTTCTGTGCGGCATCCACCCCACTCTGCTGCTTGTTGAGTACACTCTGTGTAGTCTTCAAGCCATTGTTTGAACGTAACATATCTGATGCTTTCATAGGCTATGCTTTAATCTTCTTTGGCGCATTGTCACCAATCATATTATTCAAATCATTCGCTACTTGCTGCTGTGTAGGAGCCGCACCCACCTTAGCATCCAACTTAGCCATATCTGCATCGGTAGGCATTTCCACGTTAGGACGAGCCACCTTGCTCTTACCAGCACCACTATCAATAGTTGCAGCGATATTGGCAGAAGTACCAGCCACGCCAGCCACCGCATTGGCGGTATCAGCAGCCTTCTCAGCTTCCATACCCATCTGCTGGTTCTGCAACTGGTTCTTTCTGTTCATATACTGCTGTTCGATGTTGTCCTTTCGGGCATCATTTGCAGCCACAATCTGTGAGGTAGTATCAGCAAGAGTCTTGTTGTTCGCCTCCTTTACCGCAGTAGTGGAATCCTCAGTACCACCCATCACCGCTTGTCTACCCTTTGCAGCCTTGTTTCTGTTCTTAATCTGCTCCTGCATCTGTGTGAGCAATCTTACTGTATCGGCACGCTTGGTAGGGTCTTCATTGTACTTTCTATCATACCATGCCTGATTTTCTCTCTGCTGCTGGGCAATCATCTGCTCCTGCTTTTTTCTCGCCTTGCGGTTAGCTATACCGCCAGCAATACTGCTTGCAAGCCCAAGCCCAGCACCTATTAATGCACCTATCATATATATGAAAATTAAAATTATTAATAATGGTACAAAAATACTGATACCATCCGAGAATCGTATTTTATCCGTTTATTTAGGTGGTAAGTTAACGGATAAAGTTTCCGTTTGCCAACAAATTACTATCTTTGCACCAAAATAGTTAAGACAATGGCAGCAGATAGAAATACAAAAGGTCAGTTCGAGAAAGGTCGAGCAAAGACTGGAGGTAAGCAGAAAGGGTACGAGTCTCCTATCACAAAGGAGTTTCGTGAGCTGTGTGCCGACTTTTCTAGAGAGGCTTGGGAAGACTTCATGGCTGCTTGGTATAAGTGCGAGCCTAAAGATAAGGTAGCAACCTTCATCAAGATATTGGAGTTCAACTGCCCTAAGCTACAGACAGTCACACTTGACGATAAGCGTGAGGTTCACAATGCCCTCACAGAGAAGTTAAGACAGATGTCAGAAGAAGAAGGTTGAATTGTTTATCAAATCATAAAAAGACGATTTTTTTTCATAGGTTTTTTGGTTTATAGGTTTTAAGATTGTTAGGATAATAAAATGAGGGTGTGTCATAAGTCTATGGCGCACCCTTTTTTTGTGTGTGTTTCTATATATTCTAGTTGAATCGTAGTCTTTCTTCACAAAGGGAATCTTATTATATTGTATAGAAACTTTA